ATTATATAATCGCAGTCATGCAGTCGATCAAGATCGTTGATGTCTTTGTGTATGAATTTAAATGTATCGTATTTTTGAAACTCGTCTAGAAAATCAAAATTACTAGCATAAGTGCCTTTGTCTACACCAATAACATGCCACCCACGTTCTAGACATTGTCTTGTGACATGCACTCCTATAAACCCTAAACACCCAGTCACATATACAATCTTTTTCATTGATTATTTGACCTTTAGTGTAAATTGACGCATTTGACTATTGGGATCGTTGTTTCGTAAGTGTTCCCATGGATCTTGGGTGCCTGCCTTGATACGATCCCACCAGTCCGAAGCCACGCCTATACTTTTTAAATATACATGAATCATTTCGACTTCATTCATACGAAGAACTGCCATGTTGGGATTATGAAAATCTCTAGGATTGCTAGGATTACCTTCTAGCAATTCTCTTTCTTTAAAAGTAGCATCTAAATTGTTACCAGTAAGATCAGCACGATCATGCAATACATGGACATCGATGCGTTCCCAGATATCTAATAGATAAGCAATTTGACTTAACCAAGCATCGGTCATACTGTGCAAACTTAAATGACCCACAAGATCCAACCACCGCCTGGGCACTATAGGAAATATGCTATAAGGATGGTCTTGGTGAGTATGCACGGCCAACAACTTGAACTCTCCAGTGTGCTTAACAATTTCTAAATCCCAATTGTCGCTTTCCATTACGGCATCGTCGTTCCAAAAGAATATCCAATCTGCATCTGAATTTTTACTTAAAGTATTGATGTATTCGTTAAGGCGACTGTAGCCCAGCGGCTCGAAAGTCATGGCAGTGTATGACACTCCTAGGTCATCAAGCTGTGGCTGTAATGATTCTTGAAAGTGGGTGATGCCCACTGTGTCGTCGGTATCTAATCCTAGCAACACTTGTATCGTGTCTAGATCTGCGGCCTTTTCTAGCAAGCCAACAAGACTGCGTGTTAATGCAGTAGTTCGACCCCTTGTAGGTAGTATTATTGCTATTTTGTATTCATTTGACATAGTGCGAATATTTATATACGTATATTATTACGTAAATAAATTTGTGTTAGTTACCAATGGCGTATAACGCCTGCTACAATAAAACAGTTTGTGACAATGTATGTTAGTAAAACTACGGTGCGAACAAGTGCTACTTGGTCAGCTTCCTGATTACTAGCACCTGTTTTTTCACCTAATGATTTGGCCCAAAGTCGCCAAAATTTATGCAAATAGGTCTTCATTCCATTCACGGTGACCTTCACGGAAGGCCATGTTGCTTTGTGTTTCGCGCACTTCGACACGATAGCACCATAATCGAGCTGACTCACCTGGGCCCCAATTATCTGGAATGTAAACGCCATTTACAAATTTATATAATTGATCGGCTAATCCTTCGCATCCTAGTTTAGGAAGAATAGTTAGTTTGGCCATATTTTTTGCCTGTAGCAATTTGTATGTTTCTAGTTCTGGATCATCTTCGGCTACTAATAGCGTATGATCAAATTGACTTTCTAATACTTGCTTTAGATCTTTTAGTCCACCGTAGTCAGCGGCCCAATTACGCACATCCAACTCGTCTGTGCCAAAGTAAAATTTCATACTAAATGAATAGCCATGAATTAGATTACAATGCGAATCTGCCCTCCATTGCCGATAGGCGCAGGGAAATGCGTCATGATACTCCTTGGTAGAAGTGTATTTGTATTGCCTAGATTGGTTTGCCATTATAATTCTCCTATGTTAGATTATAGCATAGGCGGCAGAGTTTGTAAAGCGGGATGACGCCGAAAAGGCCGCTGTCTTGAAAAAATATTTATCAGAACAAATTATAGCTCACCCATTTTTGAGAATGTTGCAATTTTTGTTTGATTTTCAGTTGGGACTAACTTATAAAACTTTTGTATGTCCTTTTGGTGCAACTCGTGTTTTAAAATAAGCTCTTTTAATTCTCTCAACCGAGAAGCTTGTCTCCAAACAGGCCAAGCATACTTGATGGCAGTTTCGTGAACCTCTAACTTGCGTCGAATTCGTTCTTTGATAGTTAAATCTGGATTGGCTTCGGACCACCAAAGTTTTAAATCTGGTTCCATGTTGTCGTCAACAACAAAGGTTAATCCGTGCGAGTCAATCATTCGTTCAACTGGTGCTCCAGGAAGAATAATCAAACTGGTACCCAATTCAACGCCAACAATGGTTCCGTCGGCTACATATCGTTGCCAGCGTTGGAACGCTAGTAGGTTTTCACGATGGTCTTCAATTGTTTCTGTAATGTATCCAGTGAACATTAGTGGAATAACGTGTATGCCATTTTTACTGCACTCTTCAAATTGAAAATCTATATCTTCGTTGGTAAATTTTTTGCCCATATCAAATCGGACACGGTCACTTCCGGTTTCAATTCCTACAAATAAAATGTCAGCACCAGCTGCTTTGACTAGTTCATAATGATTTTTGGGTATACTTTTTTTATCTCTAAAAATAAATTGTCCAGACCATGATAGCGGATGATCAAATTTGTAACGAGCCAATTTTTCACACATGTCATTAAATGCTTTGAAACTGCCGTTGACTAAACTGTCAGTGAAATAGTATCTTGTAATGCCAAATCGTTCATAGTTATCAATTATTTCATCAGCAATGTTTTGACCACTGCGGTAACGGAATTTTGGCCAATAACGTTCAATATCACAGTAGGTGCATTTTCTAACACACCCTCGACTGCCGGTAATAAACACTTCTTTTTCGTTGGGAAAAAGATAGTCGTATTCATCCAAGTTAAAAAATTTATAGTCAGGCTGTGGCAAACTGTCCAAGTCATCAATTTGAGACACTTCGGTATTGTTGATACCAGGTCCTATTTCGTTGTTAAGAACTCGAACAATTGCTCCTTCGCCTTCGCCTACTACGTAGGTATCAATTAACCCTTCATTCTTCAAACGATATCCAAGGCAATCCTCTGGATCGGTTAGTCCTGCTGTTCCTGCTCCCATGCCTCCGATGATAATTTTAGCACCAGTGAGTGGACGTAATTTATTAAGAAATGCTCGGGCAAAAACAGACCCAGAAATTCCAAATATGCCAATCATTATATAATTGTAATCTTCAGATGAAATACGTTTACACCAAATGTCTAAGAATTTTTCTAATACCTCAGACTGCTGTAAATCAAAGTCAGCAAACCGATTCCACACCTGATCAAACCCATGATAATCAACGTTTTGTTTTTTGCAATAATTGAAAAACTTAATGTTAAGATCGTAGGCGGTGACCGTGTGACCCTGTTGTTCACAAATTTTAGCTATGATTGCCGGACCAGGAGGCGGCCTGTGCGGCTCAAGTCGCGGAATGCTAATTACTACAGTTTTTGTCAAAGTCTATTAGTTCCTTGATTTCTTTGATTACTTTTAAATCTTCTTCATAATGCCATCTTGCTGAGTAATTACTGAAATATGCTGTATCAGTCATTGGCACTTTATACTTATTAAAAATTAACCAGTTATATATTGGAGTATCAAATTCTATCGTAATACTGCCATTGAAATTCATCATGCCGTAACATTGTATTTCGCTATAGGTGTCAATGAATTCTTGTGTGTTTTGTTGTCTTTGCAAATCAGTCCATTTGGTGTTGAAAAGCAATTTGGATTTTAATGTTTCACCAATGGACACATTATTAAAAAGAATATCGTTGATATTGATAAAGCATTGTTCCGAAGCGTCGGCATTAGAATCCCATACATCGTTTTCACCAAAACATTTTCCGTAGTGTATAAACTCTAATCGGTTGGTGTTGTCACACATTAAATCCAAAGTCAACAGTTGATTGTTAACAATCGGTTGATCAAATACAGTTACATTGTTATGCAGTATTTTGAGATTAGGCCAATGATTGTAATAGTAACCGGTTAAACTAATAGTTAGATTAACTTGTTCTGATGACATTATTTTTTCTTGTCTGGCGATTTTTTTCTAGCCGACTTGGTTTCCGTAACATCAGCGGTTGACTTGATTAATTGTTCTAGTGTGTCAAGAGCTTCTGTGGTAGCAAACATTTGCCAAAGATTATCTCCGGTGGCAGCAATCGGCGAAAATTTAAATTCAATTACAGAATCATTTTTTAACTGTATTTGAAAGGTTCGTTCTTGTGGCGAGTTCAAATTTATTGTGCGGAGATTTGTCATGTTTTGTCTTTCGGTATGATGAATCTATTTATTGTCGTTATTTGCGTCGTTGGTGTTTGCAGGCTGAACTACAGCTTTATCAAATGCTGGATTGATATATGGTTCTACCACGGTCTTTTGTGCAACACCCCAACCAACTGCTGAAAAGAAACCAACCACTACCCATGTTCCAATTAATATCATTTCTACAATTACCTTTGTTGATTAAAACGTGTATCTATATTCGGCCATTGCACGATACTGGCCTGTTTGTGTAGCCATTCCTGATAATCTATAACTGTTATGTCTATTAATAAAACCAGTGTATAGCGCACGAACATACGGAGTAGTTTGACTTACAACGCCCATCTTAGTATTAGTATATACTATATTGCCGGCATTGTCAACACTTGTTGGTATAGTAGCTGTTATGCTACCACTCAATACTACCGGTTTCACACCTACATACATACCAAGGTCTCCAAATCCTAGATCATTATATCGGTAACCTGTTTCGGCCCAGGCCGCCATAATTGGGCTCACATCAGTTACAATGCCGGATTTAAAATTAGTAGTGGTCATCATAAGTGCGCCCTGCATACTAAACCCATTCTTTCTGTAGGTCATTACTTGTTCTACAGTGCTACTACTGTTAATAGAACCAAATGATCCAGTAAAATTTAACCACGGATTGGTATTTAGACTTGTAAACTGTGTTCCGGTAGAGAACGCACCACGTTTATAAATTTCTGGAAGACCAATACTCCATTGTGTGGGCCGAGGAGCACCTATATACATACCCTGAGGTGATTGATCACCAAATTCTTTTGGCACCATGGGTGCCCCAATGGTATTATATTGACCACGAGTTTCAACTCCTAATCTCATGGCCATACCTTGCTGGTTATACACAGTATTGGTGTTGCCATTCAACATATATTCAGTGTGACTGGTGAGATTATGTTGGTCAATATGTTCAGTATTGAATGTAAAGCTGTTAGGGCCAACTGAGTTACTGGTTCCAAAATTCAAACTGTAGTTGCGCCCCAATGAATCAAATGCCTGCATCTGATTAAGTCCTGACATATTGACTCCAGAAACCCCGCCAGTTAATCCATTCAATGGTATAACTCCGGCTCTGGTAGCAATACTCAACGAGCCAACGGGACTTAAAAGTTTATCAGGATTTAACACCAGGCCTGTGCCGGCATCGGTCATATAACTGCTGGAAGTTTGCGCCAGGACCTGATTTACTTGTGCCGGACTCATCCAAGGCCATGTTGCTTTGACAGCATTGAATGCGGCCTGTGCCGTAGTAGTGTTTAGATTTGCACCCACAAGACTCAAATAAGTGGCCATTCTTACTGGGCTGTTGGCATCAGTTTGATATTGTAGTGTGGTTACAAGATATAAATTTTTACTGGCATCTTTGACCACAGCCACTTGATTGCCCCTATTGCTACCACCAGCAATTAAATGAGCCTGACTTGCAAAATCAGTGATAATATTTTGAAATGCAGCCACATAAGGACCAGTGGCACTTTGTTTGATCAAGAATTGTGTGCTGCTATTTGTTCCAGACCAATCAGACCCGCTTACAATCATACTCTTAAAACCGTTACCAAGGTCTACAAATTGTGGTCGGTAAGTTCCATGGGTATTGGTGTTATACCCTGTAAGCATGGAAGTAGTCACATCAGTGAAATTGCCCGCACCGTCGTTTTGTAAAAATTGTATTGCTGATTGTTTTACACCACCACTGGTACCAGGCGAACTGAACAAGATTAAACTTTGATTGCCACTAGCATTAAAATCATAGTTTATGACCAAATAATTGTGACTGCTATTGCCTAGTATCGGAGCAGGTAAGTCTTTTGCCCAATTGATGCTGAGTTTATTAGTAGCCGGATCTATTGCCCAGGTATACATTTTGGTGGTGCTGCTACCGCATCCATTCCAGGCAGTGGCACCTACACAAGCTCTGCTGTCTGTGGCTACAAGTTGTGTTGATCCGTTGTTTAAAAAATCAGCGGCCGCTATGCTAGATGTGCCCCAAAATAAATCGTTATTACCTTTGGCCTGGTAAGGAGTAAATCCGTTTACACGATTATTCATTAAGAATGTAGTGTTAGGACCATAGTCGGTAATGATAGCATCCATCCATCCTGTTTTTGTCAGGTCAGCCATTGTGGTGCCATGTCCCCATACTTGGGCACCAAGTTCTATAGTGCTACGGGTAAATTGGCTTCCGGTATTTGTAAACAACCAGGCTTGACTAGACCCGGTTGGTCCGTAGTAGTTCATATCAGTGGACGCACTGACTAACATGTCAGTTTTACCAGACTTAAAAAAGTCAGCAAACTGAACATTAGGATCCGTTCCTAAGATCGAGTTACTACCAGCGGCAAACCACGTAGCAGTATCGTTGACAAAACTTCCGTTTTTCCAAGTGAATAATTGTATGCTACTGTTGACCCATTCGCTACTAGTGGCCGGTTGACTCATGCGACCAGTTACAATCATGCTGTCGGTACCGTTACCGGTTAAATCGTTTACTACATATTGTTGACTTACCGCAGTTTTAGTTGAATCATTGGTGTAAGGATTAAATGTGCTGATCTGAGTAGGAGTAGCATACGGAACCGTGGTTCGAGTGCCTGGAGTAAATCCGTAATTGGCCAATGTTCCAGAACTATAATATGAATCATCGGGTTTAAGAATTGGATTGGTGTTGCTAGGCCATGGTGCGCCAGCACCGCCTCCACCGCCCCCTCCACCACAGGCTGTGAGTAAGAAAACCGCAGACACAGCAATAGCTATAGACGTCTGTCTAATCACACGCTGTTTTTTCATATAGTTGCTCTAAGAATAATTGATCGTACAACTATTATAGCAAATGACTAGTTTTGGGTCAATCTCGTTTTAGATACTGTAGTTTATTGGCAACACCGGCCCATTTTTCATGTTCAAGCATGGCGTCTTTAGATTTGGTAATCGGTTTCCATAGTCGAGCCAATTCAGCATTGATGTTGATAAATTGCTTTTGGTCTTCCGGAACATCATCTTCAGCATAGATAGCATCTTCTGGACATTCTGGAACGCATACAGCACAGTCAATACATCCGTCCGGATCGATGGCTAGAAAGTTTGGACCTTCAACAAAACAATCTACTGGACAGACATCTACACAATCAGTATGCTTACAAAGAATACAAGATTCGGTTACAACATAGGTCATGCTCGTTGGCCTTCGAGCCACTGATCAACACGCTGTTCGGCCTCGTCCTGACTGATAGCTGGAACAGTGATTTCTGCCTTCTCGCCTATGACATGACTGAGCGTATAGGGCAATGGGTTACCGCAGAACACAATGTCTTCCATATCACGGAATACGGCAAACTCTTGTAGATTTTTTGCTCGCTCAATAGCCACATCGGTTAACTTGTTTATATCTGTCATTGTGTTTCTCCTTGATTTATTCATTAAATTACCTTGGGGCAAAGTCCTGTTGCAGTTTAATATTATCCATAAACTCTTTTTTGGTTCCAGAGTCAGTGGCAAAGCTACCTTTTAATACTGTGGTTTGCGTTAGACTTGAGTGTGCCATAATACCACGATTTTCACAGCACCCATGCGTGGCTTGTATATACACACCTACATTCTCACTCTCAGTGGCTCGCATGATTTCACGTGCTATGTCATTACACAGTTCTTCTTGTAGGGTGCCACGCCGGGCACACCATTGGGCAATACGGGTGTATTTTGACAATCCAATAAGTTTGTTGGCGGCAATGATTCCGATGTAGGCAACACCAGCCACAGGCTGATGATGATGGCTGCACATACTACGAAGCTCACTCCTAACCACCAACATACCTTCATAACGATCCGCACTATCATTTGGAAAAGCTGTTGCATCGGGTGCCGGTTCATATCTTCCTGCCATTATCTCGTTAAAATACATCTTGGCCAAGCGTCTAGCAGTGCCTTTTGAGTTAGGATCGTTCTCACGATCAATAAGCAAACAATCCAATACTTGTTCAAATGCTTCTGTTGCTTCATTGATTAGGATTTCCTTATCACCATCGTGCAAGTAATCGCTAATGTTGTCTCCGGCCCAAAAACGTTTTTTATCACGTTTCATTTTAAATCGGATAGCATCACCTAAGTAACCTTCTTCGTACCCTTTGTCACCGATTACAGCATCTTCGTAGCCAGGATGGTACGGTGCGTCTTCTACTAATTTAGAATTAGTTATTGCATTTTTTAAATCTTCTGATGTAAATGTTGTCAATTATATTCTCCGAGTTAGGGTCGAGGATGACCAGTCTTGTTGCTATTGTAACAGTTATTTAGGTTAAAGTCAATAGGCACTAAGATTTTTATTATATAATTTAACCAAAGTTTCATAGGGCAAATTATTATAAAGTAAATTTAATGATATACGTGGAGTTGGTGAATAGTCTACACTGTGTATAGCAGTATGATCAAACAACCATACTTGATCTTGTAAGAACTCAACAGATAATTTTTTATCTAATTGATCTTGAGATATCCAACCGTTGTCCACAACACGTGAGGTATCATCTCGCCAATCGTAAAAATGTGTTAATACCCGGTTGTCTGTCAGCATTAGATATATTCCCGACGTCCGCCCCTTATCAAAGTGTGCATCAACTGATGTTTTGTAGATCATCTGCAGTCGCAAAAACATTTCGTCTGGGTTAATTTTAAAATAATCCGGTATTGAATTTAAAATTCTAGACGATAAATTAGGATTAACTTTTAAAAAATTAAAATCAACATCAACAGTTGACATAGCAAAACTTATTAATTCTTGTTTAATGTCGTCTGGAATAGATACCAAATTAGTTTTAAGGCAGTAGCTCATATTGATGCAACTATTTTCTTGTAAATTTTTTCTGCTACTATTTGATGTCCTTGATCCAAAAAGTGTCCTCCTGGTCCAGTGGTTGGGCAATTTTTGGTCCATTCCATCATTGACTCGTTGGGCCATCCTAAAAAACGATCAATATTGATTTGTTGCACAAGATCTAAATTTTGCAGATTGTTTCGTCTAGAATCTAGATGATTACCAAAAGCATCTAGCATAATATAAGGTTTGTTACAAACTATCAAATGAGATTGTGCTAATATTATGTAGATCAAATACTGCCGATACAGATAGTCATCATCGTGGTGTCTAGAGATATAGTTAATCACCGTTTTCCGCCAAGGAGCTTCTGCCACTTGTCTTTTACGCTCACCACCTGGCCAGGTTTCATATGTGCCTACCTCATCCGACATTTCAATTCGATCAAAGTGACTCCAAGCTATTACTACTAGAGCAAACTGTGATAAATCGTGTTCAATCAGGCATCTCAACATACGAGAATTTGCACTTCCTGGAACACCGCAGTTAACCACCTGATACCCTAACTTGTGCCCTAGCACATATGGCCATGCATTATTGACATCGGGCAATTCTTCACCATATGTAAAACTGTCACCAATTGCTAATAGTTTTTTCATATCCAGTTTTCTTTCACAATATCCAAATCTATATTATTGTTGGGTTTTTGGCCACCAGTAAATATTAATATAGCTGGATCTGGTATTATCCTATTAACTTTATGATGTTGCCAACCAATAAACTTTTTATTTGTATAGTTTTCTATCAAATTGTGTGTAACATTTTCATTAATATAACCCTGGTCCCCAAGATTTCCAGGACGAGATATGTCTACATACTCTTTAACTATACTATGTTGATTTTGTATATAATTTTCATAAAGATAACTATAGTCACCGTTCCAATACATAATAGAACTATTATGTATGTTTTTATAAGGTTCCTCAACCATTAAAAATTGATCCATTGGTAATTTTTCAACTGCCTCAGTAATATTTTTACAAATAACCACATCTAAATCAAAATACAATACAGGTCCATCAAATATATCTTTTCGAAATAGTTCAATTTTATTCCAGTAGTTATCACTGCCAGACACTAGTTTAACTGTATTATAAGGAGTATCCACATTTGAAAAACAGATAAATTTAAATGGAATGTTTAAATTTCTTGCCACCCCTCGGTACAATTTATCAACCCATGACAGATCGTATTCAATCTTGTTAATATTTTGTTGTTTGTTAAAAACACATGCAACATTGATCATAGTGTAAATGGAATTTTTCTGCAGTCAGGATAGATACCAGGCTGTGCTTTTGGTTCAACAGTAGTCAATAATCCTAATCCTTTTTCACATAATTCTAAAGTAGGACAATAATGCCATCCCAGTATTAAGTTAGTTTCTTTTTCCCAGGATATATTTAGATCTCTGCCGTCTGACCGTTGACGACTCATAATACGATATGCCGCTGGATTGTCAAGCAATATAGCACCTACCTTGCCCAACTGTAATGGTTTGGTCCACCCAAAACTTAAACATTGCATTGCACCTGGGCGATACATTCCTGGCTCAAGCCTGCGGGCACTATCCCAAATCCTTGTGTTTTTAAACTGATACTCACCTGTCCACGCTTCGTCGGTCATGTTGTATTCTATACCTAAATGCGTTAGGGTCATTGGAACACTGAGATACGTGTAGGCTGAAAACTGACATTCTTTAACTTGCTCATACCGCATACACAACTCAATGGCATGTGTGCATCCGTCGGTTACAACTACATAAGGTGCGCCAGTATATTCAGCTAATGCTTGTTCAAATTCAAATAACTTTTGAAAACTCATTCAGACAAATGTTCCTTTTTAATTTCACGTACCGGACAACTTAATTTTTCTGCCATTGAATTTTTAAGTGCAACACGCTTGTTGTTATAATTTCGGATAGCAATAGCACGACGTCCTATTTCTTCCAATGCAAGTTCTTCCTCTCGACCTGTTTTGAGTTCTGCCTCTAGATCCCATATTTTGTTGTGTATGCGTTTGAGATCTTCGTACTCGTTAATAATTTTGCTAAGGTCAATAAGTAGAGCTTGCTCGTTGTACCAGGCCAATTCTTCTTTATTGGCGTTGGTACGGTAAAATTTAATTTCGGCAATAGCTAGTCTATCGACCAATTCGATAATAGGAAATTTTGGAGTCATAGGTATAAGGCTTCAATATCTTTGGGATTGTTTAGAATATTTTGTATCTTAATATTACTTATATTAGGGCGGCAAGGTTGGCAAAATTCAACTCGTGTTTTGTTGTATATTTCGTAGTGGCGTTCATTTAACCATGAGTCACGGAAGTCACCTGAGTCCCATTCAGTTAATTCAAATTGTGGATTTCCTTTGCCTTCACAACATATATAAATTTTTCCATTGGCACAGAATACAGGGAAATGAAACATTTGATGACACTTTTTATAATTACGTGGCAACGTTTTATTCTGGTTAGCCCAGTAAGGCAATTTATATTCTTGACTGTATTTTTCTAACCTAGAAATAGTCTCTTCAGTAATAGGATACGCTCGATCGTTGATAATAACCGGACGGAAATATATCATTCGACCTCCTAGTTGTTTAACTAATTTAAACAGGTCATTTATTGCTTCTTCGTTATCGTTGAGAGGATTAATCAATGCTTTGAAATCTACATTAACTCCAGCTTCAATCAAACCACGAGCATTGTCGCAAACCTTAGTAAACAAACTCTTGGCAGTTAAGCTCCGACGTATTTCTTCATACAATGATTCGGTTCCAGCATCGATGTCAATACCAATCCAGGCTAGTTTGCGTAGTTTATCTACGTGAATAGTATCTAACAAACGATCCAAGTTGCTGCCATTGGTGGTAATACTACCAAGAAATCCTAAATCTATAGTATGTTCAATGACTTTTTCGTAGTTAACCAACACAGTGGGCTCTCCTCCACCAGGATATGTTATAGTGTGCGTTGTTCCATAGCTGTTAGGCGTGTGAGCTCTCCAACCAGCTAGTTTGTCTAGTAACGCAATATATTCTGTATATTTTTTTTGCACAGGCATTGCCGCCCTGAAGTCTGCAGAGTTACAATAGTAGCAGTCTTGATTACAAACATTAGTCAAATCGATATCTACCTGTGCAGGCAATATTTTCATTGTGTCTTGATTTTTCATCCAATGAGCTAGTTCGGCATATTGATACATATGTTACTTATTGTACCATGACCATACATGTTGAATAATATCAGTTAATCCAAATTGTGGTTGCCATGAACTTGCTGTCATGAATCGAGTAGAATCAGCCACAAGTTGAGCCGGATCTCCATTACGTCTTGGACCATGCAGATAAGCTATGTCTCGTTTCAACACAGCAGATGCCGCTTGTAACACTTGTAAATTGCTATGGCCTTGATTGGTACCTAGATTATAAATGTTAGATTTTACGGCAGGATCAATTGCCGCAATGTGAGCTAGAGCCAAATCCTCTACGTGAATGTAATCACGAACGCAGGTGCCATCTTCTGTATCATAGTCAGTGCCATACATAGTAAAGTCTTGACCGTCACGGACACTTTCTAACAGTCTAGCAACAAGGTGCGTGGCACCAGGTGCTTGACCATGCCGACCTTGACTGTCAGCACCACAGGCATTAAAATAACGAAATGACACAAAGTCCAATCCGTAGGCACGTCGATAACTTTGCAACATCCAGTCAATCATCAACTTACTTTCGCCGTAGGGGCTAATTGGCTCTGTAGGATCGACTTCCTGTATAGGAGTCATGATAGGATTGCCGTACGTGGCAGCACTGCTACTAAAAATAACTCTAACTCGTTTGTTGTGATATTTAACCAGGTAGTCTAATAGAATTTTGGTCTTGACAAAGTTATTATCGTAGTATTCTTCTGGGTCTTCGACACTAGGACCAACTAGGCTGGTACCAGCACAATGAACAATAGCATCAGGACAAAATCTTTTGATTGAATCTAATCCTATCTCACCAGAATAATCACCAGTGTGCCACTGACATGGGACAGGAATCAAATGCCCAGGTGGCATTACTCGATCAATGGCCAACACATCGTGTCCAGCATCCACTAACTTTAATAGTGTTTCACCACCAATGAACCCTGCGGCACCAGTAACTACAACCTTGCTCATCCTTCAATTTTCCTTACGTGATATTTGGCCTGGCTTACATGGTCGCGATAACGATTACCTGCGCGATTCCATTGTTCACCCGAGCCTTCTAAAATGTTTACAATACGATCTACTGTGCCATCTGTCCAGTCACTGATCAAACCCATGTTGTGATGTGGTGCTTGTAATAAGTTTTCCAACTTGTGGTAAGCGTCGTCGATACTCCAGGGCACGTAAAGTCTGTTAGGATCATCGGCAAAAGTTTCAGGGAAGCTACGGTAAGCAGGATACAAAACATTACATCCCAGAGTGTCAGCTTCGCTAACGGTGTTTGAAACCCAATCTTGTAAAGCACAATTAAATAGCACACGAGAATCGTTGACAAGAGCATAGTAATCATTTTTCTTTAGGTCCTCATAAATCTTAAGTTTACCTTCCGACTCTAACTGACGAGCACGTTCGATGTATTCAGGATTGTTACTGCGTAATGGGCCACCTTGGAACACAGCAAATTCGATATCTTTGTGTCGTCCCTGTGCGTGATACATTTCAATCAGGTCCATAAAGAATCCTGGTTGCTTCTCTTGATCAAACCTGGCGGCAAAGCCCACACGCATCTTGCGTTGGTCAAACGGTCGAATATTTTGTGAGCCACCTATACGCTCTAGAACTTCTGCTTTGCCAAATGCCAGTCCGCTAATATTGTAGATTGGAGCAGTCCAACCTGCAATACGCATATGAGCAACCATCTCTTCGTTGGTAGCTAATACACCTGTTACAAATTGGTTAACCATCTTTTCATACGTCGACATCCACTCTGCCATACCCCAAACATGAACAAAGTCATCAGGATCAATGGCCTGAGCAAGACAGCGAACAAAAATACGAGGACGCTGAGAAGCAGGCACTTGATCGAGAATATAAGGTAAGCTCTCGATACCGGGTTGAAACATGTCTTCAAAGTAGACGACATCTTCACTGGTAACTTCTCCGTTTCTCATCATTTGAACCAAATTCATCATTTGGCTCATACCAAAGTAACTACGACCGTGTGCGTCTAACACTTGTCCTACACTGATACTTTGTGTATTGTCAATAGTTGTGCCAGGAACATACACAACATCTAGTCCACGCTGGTCAAAAACACGCCGGTTCCATTCTGTGAGTTGTAGTGTATAACGGGCTTCATAACTCTCAAGCCCCATATAGTATAGTTTACGCACGGCGATTCCCTGCAAATCTGCGGCTGTCTTCGTCCCACATGTTCTTGGCATTCTTGCCTTGTGTGAACTTGTTATACTGTTGCCAAGCATAACTACGGAAGTTATATAAATCTTCCTCTCGATACCTGTAGCCATAATCCTTACAGAATTCCAGATAGTTTGACAAGTCCTCCAAAGTTTGAATAGCTCTAGGGTTTGCACGATATAGGGATTTACCCATGATGTTTCCTTTTAAGGGTGGTTGATAAAATTTTAAATATTTCGTTGTTGCCTTTGGCATCAAAATGGTTCATAGAACCACTATTGGATGCAAAGAGATTGCTAAAATTGATCATATTTTTAAAACTATAAATTGTAGTGTAATCAATGTTGGCAATGTGGATTACTCGATCATTGATCAATTCGAGTAGTTGTTCGATTTCTTTACACAATAATTTGTGCATGTCTTTTGCATAGTCAAGATCGAAATAATTTTCAATATAGTTCACAATAGGAACGAGATTTTTATTTTTAATAGAATGTGCCTTTATATCTGAATATAACAAATCGCAATCTTTGTGTAATGGATCACTGTGATGCACTGGATGTTTTTTAACGTAAATTCTGTAAGGACTAGTGTGTGAGATAATAATTTGATCGTAAGTATTTAGGTCAGTTGATTTGAGTTGTTTTAAAATTTTGTATTCGCTACAGCCGGCCTGTGCTAAATTAACGACCTCATGTTGTTCGGCCAACATATTTGGCCAACCTTGACCTGGATACTTAATAGTCCAATCTGCTGCAAAACTATCTCCGCAAATCAATATTTTCATTTAAATTACAATTGAGTTGTTTGGACGAGTAAGATTATAACTAATCGAACAGCCGTTTTCACCATCTTCTGACACTTCGATTATAACACAACGGTTGGGATATCGTGCAGCAATTTGGACATATAAGTCATCGGCAATCATTTCGCAACTCTTATAGTCTAAAGCTAAAACGGTATTCGCACCGCTATACAACGCTTCGAGCCATCGTTTGAACTGGATAAACTCAATGTCTCGGTCGTTGTGCCACACATCGATTGACACCCGGAAGTGAAATATATGACGATGAGGATTAGCAAGGAACGCAACATTGTATTCATCGCTAGTATTTAACTTGGGATCCGTGGCTGCGGCCGGATAACAATGAATACCTTCCTTGCGGAACGTGACCCAAATCTGTCGACCTGCGGCCTCTTTGATGCGCTCAACTGTTTCTCTTTCTGCTTGTATCATTTTTGCAATAACTCCATAGTTACAATTTTACCAATTGATTCGGATAAGTTTTCTTCGGGGGTAACAATATGTAATTTAACCCGAGATTCGTCTTTTTTGTAGTCGTACCATCTGGTCTCTATCAGTGTGCCGCCATTGACCTGCTGAACTTTAAAGTTAATAGGATCTGGCAGATCTATACCGCCTGGACTATCATCAATATCACATTCTCTCAATGACACAGGTATTTTAGATTTAGATAATCGATCCGAGTGCGGTAACGACCGCTCCTCGCCAACATCTACTAGAAAATTAAGCAATCGCTGTCTTAGCCAATTTTTCATTGTATTACTTCGTCCTTGGTATATTTAGACCAGTCAGTGAACACCGATCGTTTTTGTAAGTTGTGTAGACTGTGACACCACACACCTGGATTGGTTGCGGCAAAATCCTTATCATCGATTTTGAGAGTGGCATTGTAACCAAACTGTTTTATATAAGGAATTTTAACACTGATCATTGGAATAAAGTTATGGAACTCTACCAATGCGGATTCTAGTAAACCTTCGGCCTGTGCGTGATCCAAATCAAGAGTGCATAACCATTTGTCTTCTAGGCAATCCTGGATCATCATTTCCCAGTCACGCCAAGCATCAGCATCATTGATCTCCAGTGCTGGGAAACTTTGGTTAGCACCAAAATAGATATGTTCACAATCGTTATTCAAGGCTTCTTGACGAATAATTTGTGAATCTTGCACACCTACTACAAATAGTGTGCGTTTACCAAATGCAGGCGTGTGTTCTACTTCGGTTCCTACAAAGAAACTAATGTCTTTATGACCATCTCTGTTCATTATGCTTGATCTTGTTCTAATTGATCTAATCGGGCCAGTTGGTCCGGGCTAAAGTCTTCATCTAATTGTATACTATCTTCATCGGTGTTGTCAACATCAACTTCTTCAAATAAAGCATTGAATTGACTGTGTGCATTTTTGGCTTTCTTACCTTTGAATCCACGAGTACCTACAATGTCCATCCAATAACGATCATAGTGTTCGATAATGGCTTCGGCTTCCTCACGGTCTGGTGTGGCAAATATAGCATCCACAATGTCTTTGAATCGAGCATGGTCGCCATTTTGATTCCACATCATGGCTGGCCAACTTCCGTTATCATATTCACGATTAGCCCGTTGTACCGCTTCAAGATGCATCCAAACATTATGTCCCATCAGCAACGCATAACTAAAACTGTCCCAACTTGTCTTGCCTTCTTTGCCAATTTTGTTTAGCATGCCAGGTTGATAATAACAAACATCTTTCATCTGTAGTTGTAGACTGATTGGACTTTCATCAAAGTGATCAACCAACCCATCTGCTACCACAGCTTGACCGTACGGACGAGTGTCAGTGCTATACTTTTTGTCGTCGGCGATAGGACTCATACGATAACACCACTTGTCGTTGTGTGGCAAATCAATGTGGTGATAAACCTGTCCGTTGGCAGTGGCCAAGAACGGACTGGCACAGTCAAACGAGATTGTAAATGCTGGATTAACATACTTACGCACAGCACGTTGGATGTCTGTTAGTAATACTGCCCACTCTAGTTTGCTTGTACCCAAGAAGTGCATCCAATCGTGAACACCTTCTTTGAGTAATCCATCGTGGCGTAGTGCCACAAGTCTACGCAATACCAAATGAACATCACACATGTTCTGTCCGCCCATACTCCACCCATCGAAATGTGTGTCTGGATATAAGTTAGGGTCACAATAGTGTTTCATTGTGTCATACCAACGATCAGCGTCGGCATGATTGGCACCTTGTAGAACATTCAGCACTTTCATGCCACCATTCTTAGCACCTTTACGATGGCGCATATAGTAATCATTGTTATACTTGGTGGCCGCTACTGCTTCTTCTAATGTTGTGATACCACATTTGTCGCTGGCATTTTTATCATGTATGACCCAGGTCGGAATATCAAGTGTCATGCCATAATCTGAAACACCATCCAACCATTTAACTACCGCCTCTCGTTTCTTCTGTGCAGCATCTAACAAGTTCTGGTAGTTCTTAACATGATCAATCTTGACATACTTTTTGTTGCCATTCTTATCGTGCTTGGGCGTTCCGTCTGGTTTAAGATCTAATACGTGTTCAACACCTTTGGCCTTGAGTTCGGCCATCTTAGCCACGACCTCGGGACTAGTTGGGTCACGCCATTCACCTTCCCATAAGCCTTTGGCAATTTGGAATCCACCCGAGTCGCCTAACATAAGAGTACCTGGCTCACGATTACGAACCATGTCTTCAGACCAGTCCTGCCGAGTAAGATCCAAGTTGGCATGTCCACCCGAGTAAAGCGACCATCGGTACGGAAACAGACCTTTGGCGCTGTTAAGCCAGTTCATCTGTTCCATGTCTTTTATTCCAGCAGGCATACGTGCCGGATCCACATAAGGACCATTCACAGGATCACGTTGTTTGCCTATATAGGTAGCGTAGAAGCCCGAGATAGCTGGCAAGAACACAGCGTAATCGTTCTGCTTGGCAGTTAAGTTATCTTGGGTCACTTGCTTTGTGCTGGAATAATGTATGTGTAAGTGGCCAAGCCTGAATCAACAGTGATCTGCGCCGCACCATCATCACTGATACGCATGACTTTGTCGCCGGTTAGATCCAAAATACTGATAACTGTTTTAATGGGCCATGACCATGTGCGTTTAAGGGTTCCTGTTACTCCTGGTTGGAATACAAAGTTACCAGCGTGTGTGCTATGATCGCCAAAGAAAAACTTGAGATCACCGTTTTCAGTTTTGGCTTGGAAGTTGACTTCTTCGGCATTGGCCTGTGCCTGCATCTTAAGGCGTTGAATAGCGGCCACAGTTGGTTCAAATTCAATGTGCCAGTTGACGCCTTTAAATTTAACTGTCTTGGCTTTTTCAGTTACAATCTCACTGGCCATAAAACGATAGGTGTTTTTAAAATCCTTGGTGGCATTTTGAAAACTGATACCGTCGGGTTCACCTGTGGCTTTTTTTGTAACACTAAGTTCGGCGTTTTCTTTATACTCTGGCAAATTCAAAAGAATATTAAGTTTTGCCAAGTTTGGCATACCAAACAATCCAATAAACTCGGGCACCGGGTTGGCATACTTGCCCTCTACTACTACGCTACGATCCTCGGCCACTCCAAAAATATCAGTCGTTTTGTCGTCACCTGTGATCTTAACCAGGTCGATGCAACCTAATTTTAATGTGTGTTCTACTAAGTCTAGTAAATGATCTTTCATATATTTCTCCTTGTGTTTGATTATACGTGGTTTATTTAGATTTTGCAATGGGTTTAGATAATATTTTTGCCAAACTTTGGCCGCCGCGCAACGAAGTTAACTCGCCGGGTTTTCGAAATTCTACCCAGACACTAGGCGAACCAGACTGGTGACAAAATATTTCTTTGAATCCCAAATAGTCGGCCCATCCTCTGACCAATGAGCCTGGTGTGTAACCAGTGATTCCTTGTTCGACTGCCTGCATGGCCATGTAACGATCGCAATCATTGAAAGTCATGGCCAACACCCCACCTGGCAATAATTTTTGATAAATTTCTTCGAGATATATTTTTACCATGGCAAATGGACGGTAATCTAGATAATTGTAAGCCAAACAAAATCCAATCTGTTGATCAGGCAATCGATTTAAAATTGGGTGATTAAACGATTCGTTGATTACATAAGGTCGTAATCTATTTTGATACACTGGGTTAAACTGTGCCAGTGTGGGCTCTAACAAATAATGACTTTCGTCTACTAGATACAACGGATCACTGGCTGTCATTTCGTATACGAACGGCTCCATCATTGGATGTATAATCATAGCTGGGTGTTTCCAGTCGCAGTAATTGGCGACTCGGCTTTTTAACACTGATTCTGTTTCTGCATCTTTTCGAACTGATTTGTTACGATGTAACCCTAGATATTCTTCTGTTTGGGAATAGTTGGTTTCAAGATATTTTTCATATTCAGTGTAATTCCGATGTAACCATGCTTGGCCTTGGTCTGAAATTAACCGTTGCACTTCAGATTTTAATTCTAATAATTCTTCTTCGATACTGACAAACACCGATTGCAATGCATGATTTTTTTCTTTTAGCTCTTGTTGAAAACCTAGATCAATTCCGGCATGCGGCACATCAATACGTTCAATAATCAACTCAAATCTACTACGAGATTCCAGTTGAAGATCTTGCATGGTTAATTCTTCCAGGCGGTTGTTTAAGCGTATTAATTCAATTAAATTCATGTTACCACTCAAACAATGTTTGGAAAGTATTTTCTGTGTTGGTAGCACTGGCCAAGTCCCAATCTAACACGCCCAACAAATTATCTAATTTTTGATCCACTACTGTAGCCTCCATCTCGCTGTCTGCAAACGGAAGTTCTTTAAACCACTGTGGCAAATGTGTTTCGTCTGTGGGATATCCAATACTAGTCCATCCAAGTGGATTTTGTTTTAACTTGCACACAATAGTTTTCATTCCATCCACAATCTGCATTGAATACTTGTCGCCGTTCATCCTACGCAGATTGTTCCAGTTCAGTGCGGCTCGCACATGTCCTGGCATGTTGGCTTTGCCTAAGCGTTCTTCTTCTTTACCATACTTGGTCAAGTTGTTTACACGTTTAGGGCTACCTTTTTCCCAACCTGGCCGCTCTTTAAACACATATTTAAACTCACGAATCTTTTCAATAATATCTTCACGACTTGTGCCAACTAGCACCTCGTTAAGAATTTGACTTAAGAATTCTTGAATAACTTTAGGAGTATCACTGCGTTTAAGATCAAGACCCATGGCTTTTACTTTACCAGGGCTACCGTGTGTGTCTACACGTTTATTCTCTTTGTCATAATACATGACAGCATAACGTTTCTTGGTAATAAACAAGCCCTTGCTGGCAACAATCTCTCGACCACCTTTGATTACACTACCCATTTCTCTAGGCACATGAAATGCCTGTTCCATAAAGCCAGGAAAGCTGTCATTAACTTGATCAGCAATACTGTTGTATAATTGCACAGCAATTTCTCGATTCCAAGTCATGTTGCCTGCTTCTATTTCTTTTTGCAATACTGGATATGCAGTAAAATAACACGAGTCTGTGTCACCATAAATGATTGCTTCGCCTACATGATCATATTTGCCGGTAATACACTCGTTTACATGAGCATCCATGTGTTTAGCAATTGCACGACCAGTAAGAGTTGTGGATTGTCCAATACGCTTGTCAAAGAAACGGCAACCAGGATTAAGAATAGCACCATACAAACTGTTCAAGTTAATTTTCTTGACCAGCTGTCGTTTGTCCCAGTATTCTTCATCTTCTGGATTTTTACATTCTTTGAGTTTGGCCTGCATTTCTTTACGTTCAGCATACCAACGCTTCAACAAGCCCGGAATAACTGCTTCTTTCTCGTAGGTAAAGATTGTGCCGTTGGCTGTGATCATCCAAGGACGATTGCTGTCAAAAATTATCTTCCATACGTCAGCGGCACTATGAACTGACTCTTCTCCGTCTTTCCAGTCAATGGTAATTTCTGTTCCAGGCTCTGTGGCCATTACTGCTTCGTATTCCAAACTGCCAAACAAGCCTTCCCATGCGCCAGCAAATGAACTGCCGCTACGCATCTTGTCACTGATATAGCGATCGGTCATTATAGGCCTAAGTTGTCCTACAATGGTCTCTGGGCCCATGTTAAGCGCACGAATAGCACTGGGATATAGACTGTTAATGTCAATTGACCCTACATACTCATGGATGCCTTTCTTTGGAAATGCAACATAAGCACCAGCGGCTTGAGTGTCCTCGTCGCTGTAACGTTCCTTACGATTGGGTACAACCATACCACGTTCATGTGCTTCGTTAATAATGGCCTGTTCAGTCACAGCCACAGCACCCATTGTTGTCTGTAGCAACACGGTATTTTCATGTGCTAGTGTGTTGGCTAGATCTAAGAACTTTAACTTCTTGTCTAGCTTGGCGAGAATCATTGTATCTTGACGGTTGTATTCAATAAACTTTTTAAAGTTTTGATTATACAATTGATCAAGAGTGCCCTCAAACACTGTTTTAGTTTCTTGTAGTTCGTATTCAGCAATGGCATCCAAGCTATAACTATGACGCTCTTCATATGTGTATTTGCGATACAGTTGCATATAGTCCATATGCACACGACCAATCAAGTCATATGTTTCATTTTCGGCCCCAAAGCGTTCAAACATACGCTTCTTAGGATATTGATTCCACAAGCAAAATCTACGGGTGTCGTCTTTGCTGAGAACACGGGTAACACGATTTACAGTATAAGGAATATCATACCCCTCGCTGTTCCAGCCCGATATTGCATCAGCGTCTTCGATTAAATCCAAGAATGTTTTTAACATTTCTTCTTCTCGATCAAACACAATGCAGTTTTCAAATTCTTGGGCAATTTCGTCTGCAGTTGCACGACTCATGTGTTTGGGCGGAACAACCAAGGTGACCATTTGTTCTAGCCATTGCAGGTAAACTGAAACAGCAGTGATGGCATTGAATGGATCTGTAGTTGGAGAGAAGCCACGCTCGGGATCAAAGTCTACTTCAATGTCGAAGAATGCTACATTAAGTCGAGGACCATCTTGTCCTTTGTAGTTTTCTTCTAAACAACGAAAAATTGGATTGATATCACTCTCATACAGTTGCTTGCCCGACTGTATACGAATTTCTTTGCGAAACTCTTTGTTGTTGCGAGTGCTGAATCTTGAAACAGGTGTGCCGAATAGGCTTTGGAATTTACCACGAGGATCCTCGTAATAAAAAATGTAGTTGGCCGGATATTCCTGATAAACTCTGCGGCCATCCTTCCGTTCAACTACATGAATACGATCGTGTTCACGATCAAATAGTGCATCTACATAACTCAAATTATTCTCCGTTTATGGCCGGTTAGCCATGATTCATGTTCCTTACGGGAACGACTCGATTGTTGTAAAACAATATTTATAGAGTCTTGCCTACGCTGGTTAGAATTGTTTCTAACAATTCGTGATCCTGTTGTTCACGACCAAATTCACTCTTGTGTGCCAAGCGGATAGCTTTTTTAAGCACGTTGGGTTTGATATCCATTTCTTCAGCAATGGCCTTGACTGTATCATTGAGGCCACCTGTAAGAGTTTCAATTTCCATCATGACCTGCATACCTTCATTGATCACTTGTGTGAGTTTGGCCTGCTCTGCACCGCTAAAAGTTCTATTGTTAGACATGTAAATCTCCTTTGTTTTACTATTATACATGATTATTTTACAAAGTCAACAGATTAAATCAAAAATTTGAGCAACTGATTCTTTATTTTTCTGTTGACATCGATCAAAAAAATTATTGGACAAAATATAATTTTGATTGTATTGGGTGCTTTCTTGTGTCTTGCTTAGTAATTGTTCCACACTGTATTGATTTAAATTATCAATTAGATTGATAATACTTTCGGTTCTGGATAAATTACCAGAATCCAGATCCCAAGAGGTATCAAAATCATAATCAAACTGTAACCCTAATGTTTCCAACGTGCGATAAGTTTCAAATTGGCCAACGGGCACAAATGCTGTACCACCTAACAAACATTTTAAAGTTTTTTCGGTTAAAAAAGGCCCTGGCCAGATGTATTGTTGCTCATTTTCAAACATACCACTATAGTGAAAACTTTCGTTAGTAAAATGCACCGCACAGTCTTGATACAAAGGTTGCCAAGGAGTTCCGGTTATACTTTGTGTGTTTTGAGTTGCATTGTCAAAGTTGTCAATTTTTATTTCTTGACCAAGGTATTTTTGTTGAAATAACTGCATTAGTTGATCTAATTTGACATTACCAGTTGATTGCCATCCATGAACATTTTTTTCCTCTATCCAAGAATTTAAAACAATTAACGATGAATCTTTTGCGGTTTCTAGTAATTTGGTTGTTATCCATACTTTGCTTTGCGTAACACGATTGCACACCGCACTAAATTTATATTTGGGATTTGTTTTTTCTTTGAAACCAAACCATTCTTGCATCTTTTGTGTTTGATAATGCCAATAATAAAATGGTAAAAAATACACTCCGGGAATTTTAATATTATAACCTTGCCCGTCGGCTAATACAATAATTGGCCCTGTGACCTGTTGTTTTTTAAGCCAGGGCATGTTAATCACTTCTAAATGAAAACTTACAATGTAATAATCATATCCAGACGGAAGATCATGATTACCCCAATTTTGAAATAGGGCAAAATAGATTTTTTTGTCGGGTAATTTTTTAATCCATTCATAACCAGAATGTATTTGAATTTTTTCTTTTGTTCCTGAGCACGACATTGGAACCAACATATTGTCATCAGTTATCATACTAATAATTAGCTCACTTTATGGGTCACGGTAGCGAATCGTTAACCAAGGGCAGCAGCCGCTCACACCAAAACCACAAGGGTCCTAAGGTAGGTGTTCTATTCTTTTGGAGGACAACAGTAAGATGGATCACACCAATCTGTTTGGGCAATGTATCCAGCGTAGGCCACGCCACAAACATACATAGCCAATGCACAAATAATATTTTTATACAGGGCTGTAGGGGTTCTTTGTAGTGTCATAACCATCGTCCTCTGGGTATACTGGATAAGGGTTCATTTTCCATCCACGTGTAATTGACTGCCTTTGTTAAAGCTGGGACTAAATGGACTCTGTGCCACACGCCCACCTTTGCTTTGACTCCATGCATAACCAGCACGATGACCTGAACAGTCTTTGGTGCAGGTTGATCCTAAGAAACTGAGTTCGTTTAGATCATCTTTTAAAAATGTATCAGCAAAGGCTTTGCATAATTTTTTAATTTTGGGATTGCGAGTAATTTCTATGTGATACTGTTTACGTATCCGTTCCTGGCTAGGATCTTGATAGCCGGCATAAACTTTATGAACACCGACATCGTCAACAAGATCACTACAATTAATGCCCTCACGTTCGTCCATGTCTTGAGTGCATGGACTACAAGTTGTGATAATAATGCTACCAGGAGGAATAGAACCAAAGCGGGCATAGTAACTGTCTATGGCTGCACGTTCACCGTGAACACGCTTGCCATCTTTGGTGGGATAATTGATGCCTACTACACAATTGTTATCAGGATCTAACACTGCGGCTGCTACCATACCTAGGTCTTGATCTTTTTGTTGGCCTTGAATGACCATTTCGCAAAGACGCACTAGAATTTGATCTAGTTTATTGTGATTGCTAATTTGAAAATCACTAATTTTCATTAGGCGCCAAGAATTTGTTTTACTTGATTGACATAAGCACTGACATCGCTGGTGCCAATTTCATCTACATCACCTACATTGTAAGCAACTTCTTCTGCGGCCTGCATGACTTTGTCTGGACCAAACTTCATCAACAGGTCTGTGTGTGCCACCATGATACGATTGAGAATAGCACGTTCAACTGCTTCGCTGGCAGTGCTAGATTCTTCTTTGACAGCATTTTTTAAGTTACCGTAACGTGCTTCTAAATCTTGCAAGGCCTGTTTAATAATTTGTTTGTTAGCTGGATTAGAATCAACTGCCATCATACGGAATAACTTGTCGCGTTGATCAAGATACTCTTTACGGGTAGTGGGCTCTTTCATTAGGCCTTCGCCTAACTCCATGTCTTTCTTATCTTGGGCTCGCTTTTTAGCGTAGTCAGTTTGTGGATTCCGTGGCTGACGAGCAACAGGCTTGCCTGCATCTACATCACGCTCACGTTGGCGACGCTTTTGGTAGTCGGTTTGACCTTCTGCCACACCTTGGTCTTTGTGTTTTTTAACATCGTTGGCAAATTGTTTTTTGGTTGCCTTAACAATGCCACTAAAACGTTTGTCACCACGTTCATAATTGCCTGCTTTGTCTGCGGCGCCAGCATCGAGTGCGGCAGCTGTTTTATACTGGGCTAACTTTTCATTGCTTAATTCATTCAATGAACCACCTTTTGCTTTGGCAGCCGCTTCGCGCTTTTTGCGAAAGATTTCACGGAAGTAATCATCGTCCTCTTCCCGGCTGTAAGGATAGGGATTTTGTTTACCACTGGGTTGTTTGCGTGGGGTATCACCAGGGCGTGGATAATCAATACCTGGCAAGTCTTCTGGTCTGGCTTCCGCTACACCTTGACTTTCGCTTAGGTCATCATCTGAAAACTCCATATAGTCATTGGGTCCCCAGAGCTTGCCTGTACGGCTGTCAACTTCTTGACCTTTGTCATTGTAGTCGCTATGCTCGTAGTAGTCATCACTAGATATAACAACGCCGTTAAACTCTGCATTGTAGTCTATGGCATACTTGCGAGTAACACCGTCAGGACATAGTATACCACGTTGTAACAAACGCTCTACGTCTTCTTTACTTTTGATACCTTTTTGCAAGCTACCAGTGTTGAAGGCTCCGTTATACCAGGCACTTGCCAGAGCTTGGAAATAGTTTCCACCTTTTCCACCACCGCCAGCAGGTGCAAACTCGTTTACACTTTCACCACCACCACCATCGCCACCACCATCGCCAGACTCTCCGCCCCCATAATATGCATAGCCAGGAAAGAAATAACCCCCCATTGGTTTTGAAGATTTTTTCTTTTTCTTTTTCTTGCCCTCTGCTACACCTTCATCATACCAATCATTTTCTTCCTCTTGATCAGCATAATCATTATAAGCAACATCACTTAGATGCATACTGTGTTTGCCGTGATTGTATAAGTCTACAATGACAAATTTACCACTTGGACTGAAATCATAAATTTCTCCAGTCTTGCCTTCAAACTCATTGGGTGCTGTTACAACAACAGGATCACCGCGATGTAGGCGTTGGCCTTCGTTGATAGATTCGTCAGTTCCGGTTGGTTGTAACACACCTTTGTTAACCAATTGATTTGCCAACGGTTTAAAATTTTTGTCAGCAATTGCAGCTTGTGCTCGTCTTACTGCATCATTGCGATATTGATTAATATCAGTTATATTACCTCTAATACTAGGTGCTGGTCCACTGTTAATACCTTGAACTCGTCTTGATTGACTTAAACTTTGAGCCATTTGACTAATTGCATTAGATTTTGATTTAAATTTTTGTTCAGGCTCTGCTGGTGCATCAGCGGTTGGTTGTGTTTGCGCTTGAGCCGGACTCGGTGCATCTGCTGGTGCGTTCGGAAGTAAATCAATTGTACCGGGTTGATTTGTATTGGTGTTGCTGGATTGAGACTGTCCACTCATTTGGCCAATAGTCTGTGCTAGTTTTGCATTGGTTTTTTCTACGTAGGCCAGCTGTTGCTCAAGTCGATCATTTTCATTATCTAAACTGCCGATTTCAGTGCCTTGTTTTTTATCCAAGGCTATCAGTTGTTGTAGCAGTCGATCTTGTTCGGTGTTGGCACCCTTGATTGCAGACAATTGTTGTTGACTTCGTTCATTGGAGTCTATTTCGCTTTTGGCCACTGCTTCCACATCACTTTTGGCTGCAGGATATTGAGCACGAAGTTTTTGTAACTCTCTAGCAACTTTGGTGTCGCCGGCTGTTACATCCGAATTAGAGTCAAACTTTTTTTTTTCTTGCAGCGGCAATTCGCCCTGTGTGGGTATGCCAGGTAGTTCAGGTTGAACTGCTTGATTCCACCCTAGTCGTTTCAACACAGTTAAGATTTCGTCTGCGCTGGGCAACACACGATAGATAAAATGATTCTTAAGTGAATCATTTTCCAAGCTGTCATAGTAGTCGCTGATCAGTTCAAGGCCTTTTTTATCTAAATTAATGTTGTCTTTGGGCTTAGGGAACTCCAATGTGACACTAGGAAGATTACCCATGTTGGCTCGAACAATACGTTGGAAGTTACCTGCACCGAAAGCTCTAGGTGACTGCTTGTAATCTCCATAGGGATTTTTTTCTTCCGCCATGCCTTGCTCACCGATTACCTGTGCATCACGGAAGTCTACTGTAACTGTGCGGCCACCGACTAATAAAACTTCTATGCTGTCATCAAAAATATCAATGACACGACCTTGTTGACCGTTGTCAAGTTTTACAGTTTGCCCTTTACGGTATCCGTACGGATTGTCTTGGCCTTCTGCCACAGCCTGTTCTACCTTGCTCCAGCCAATTTGTTTACCATTAGACAGAGATGCAATTATTGGGCCATCGGGCATTTTGGCCTGAAGTAGTTTTACAACAGTAACAGGCCCGCCCTTTGGAAACTTGGCGTTAACTAATGCTAGCCATTGAGATTGTGTGCGACCTTTGGCATCGACGCCAGGGCCTGCGCTCTCTGACACAGCTCGATCTCTGCGGTCCAATGATGCTTGGCCCAGCGCAGTTGGTTCTTCTGGTCTGTTACTATAATCCATTTGGGCACCAACTGATGCCGCGAACTGGCTGGCATTTTTTTCAAAACCTTGTCTTATTTTATCTAGATCACGCTGGGTAATAGTACCAGTCTCTCTATATATTCTACCAGCGGCTTTTGCATAATCAGCACCTGCTCGCACAGCCTTTGCCATGAGTGCTAGTTCAGCCGGCGTTGCATTCTCCATACCGTCAATGGTCACTGATCCAAATTTGTCGCCAAAAGTTCCCGGTGGCAGATCCTGATCGTAGTATTGTCTAATACCCGTTTGCTCAGCATTGAAATATTTAAGTGCGTTTCTTACCGTATCAGTTAGACCCAACCCTGACTGAGGCTTGCCAGTTTGTCTGTTAAATGTGTTTGGGATATTAGATCCAAAGTGCTTTACTTCAAGTTGACTAAGTTGTTTAGCCAATCCTAATCTTTGTTCTGGTGACGCTTTTGATAATTTCTCTTTGACATGGTTAGACCACTCAGTAAAGTCGTCTGCTTCGTCTTTCCACCCTTCTGCAAATGCCTCTGGTGGGTTTTCTTTCAGCATACGCTCAACTTGTGCAACCCAACCACTAACATCACTTGATCCAATTTCATCAACATCGCCTACATAGTCAGCAACATTGTCAATAGCCGCACCTACCAACTCAGGACCGTATTGTTTTAACAAGTCTGGTCGTTGCATTAAAATGCGACGAGTGATTGCGCTGGCCACAGGACTGTCGTGTTGCTCATCCAACTTGCCTTTGGTTGTGCCCAAACTTCCTGTAGGGTCCATACCGGTGGCAGGATTAATTTTAAAGTAGCTGTCACGTTCGGCCTTGATCTTTTGAAATTGTTTCTTGAGTCCGGCCAATGCCGCAGGATTCTTTTTGTAAGCAGGTTCTTTGGCACGATCCAACAGTTCTAACATTCGCATGTTCAAGTCATCAATGCGACGAGCTTCAAGGTTGTCTACTGCACCTTCTTTGAGTTCTTTTTCGTATTTTGTGTTGAATAGGTCTAATGCAAACATTTATTTTTCCTTATGCTTCGTCAATGTAATCTGCTGAGTCGTTGATCTTGCGACGACGTGCTGCGAACATTTCCAAGGCCATCTCAGCCTCATCTAAATTTTTAAAACGTGTGGGCAATCGACGATTGCCGTGGCGGATTTCAAAGCCAGTTTTTTTGTTGCCGTGGACTTCCCATAGGCCACATTCGTTATTAATAGTTTTAATTGCAGCTGATTCTTTCATACTGACACCTTCTTCACCCGGTGGCTGTTGGGCTGGAATCTCACCACTCAAGGCTGCACCAAGTTCACTGTCAGCTTCTTTGATTTTTTGTTGTTTAGCAACTAAAGCACGGTCCACTGTGCTTTTTTCTTTTATATCAGTGTCTTCGTGTTTTTTGTCTTTGAGATCTGAATCTTGTCGAATTTCGTCAGTGACCGTTTTTAAATAGTCAGCAAATGAAGATTTAACTCGATCCAAAACATCTTCACTGGTGATAGCTTCATCCAGCGGTTCTTCGTCATTTTCAACACTTTCTTCAGCACCACCGACTAGTTTGCCAGCCATGGGATTTTTAGGATCTGTTTTGGCGGTCAGCACTGCTACAGTTTTGGGTTTGAATGTAGGGCCAAGTTGGTTTACACTTCGTTGATTCGTGTTTAATCCTTCTTCGATAACACGAAGACGTTCAACAATGGTGTATATACTGTTATGGTCGTGTGCCATAGATCATGCCCTTGCGTCCTTTAAATAACTCTTTAACTGCCACATGTATTTGCCATGACTGCTTTGGCGTTCTGCGGCAAAGTTTGCAACATCTTCACGACCTTCGGCACTGGCAGCATCAAATACTTGCTTGCTCATGTCGACCATGGTCTGTGTATCTGCGAGTAATTCTTGTAACATTAATCGGGCACGAGGAACCTTGATTTGGTCCTGTATTTGTGATAATTCTTGGAAACGATTCAGGCTTCCTGGGGCATATTCTTCTGTGGTACGGATGTATTCGGCAATAGGATCTACAGCTGAATATGAATCTTCGTAGATGTTGCTGAAAAATTCATGCAATTCGCCGAAGTCTGGACCCTCCACGTTCCAATGGAACATGTGGGCCTTCAAGTAATAGGCAAATGTTGAGGCCAAGTAAGTTTTTAACAAATCTGCTAGCATTATTTCTTCCGTTTATACTTTTTATACTCTGCAGGCGTGTTGGGCGTTGCATCGTCAGTAGTGTATTTAGCGCCAGAAAAGAAAGAACCACCATTTCTTGATAGTGTAGTGCCTAGCGGCATACTAACTGTGGCTATGCTGCCGCTGGTAGTGCTGGCCGTACTGGCGCCATCTTCTTGTAAGTTAACGAACTCATGCAGTCTCATTATGTATCCTTAAGACATTATTTTTGATTGTACCCGGACCGTAATCCACACGCATATCTGTTACAGTTAACCAGGCCAAGTGCGGTAGGACCAATTCATGACGTATGGTGTATTCACCTGGTTCGGCTTCAATTTGTAACAGTTCTTCAAGATAATTATCGGTCCAGCGCCAGGTGCGTTCGGCAAATAATTCATCGTTGACATAGGTACGATAAATGGGTTGAAAACTTTCCCATTCGCAATCAATATTACACAGCACCCGTATGAATTGTTTGGACATGCTGTATTTAGTAGCGTTTTATTTGACTTCTTTTACACTGCCAACATGCCATTCTTCTACACCGTATTGTGCCCGCATTAACCTACGTGCTTCTGTGGCATTGGCCGCAGTTACAGTGACATCAATCCAGCCCACATAGTTGGGCTGTTGTATCCGGACCTGTGCAGTCCATAATTTATACTTGGGGTATATATCTCGGGCTTTCATTGTCCAGTCCATTTAGCTATCATACTAACACGGTTACTGCTATAAATGCCAGTGCCACGTCGTGTGCTACGCATACTTCTTGTGCCAGGTTCCACAGGAAATGTGTATCGAGTCCATGTAGCATTTTGATCTACAATTTGATCACCGCGTTTCTGGCGATAATCTTCAGTGGGCTCCATTGCATAACCCTTGACTTCTACACCCGGAATTGAATTTAACATAATCCACATGGCCTGTCCATGTTTAGTTTGTGTTGCACCAGCTTCTAAGGTAAGTTTAAGTATGTTGAGAGCAATTCCGTACAGGGCTTTGCCCAATCCTTGCCCACGGTAATCTGGATCAGTGGCCACAGTTTCTATACCCCAGGTATTGAGTGGGTCAAGCGTGGCAAACAAATCCAGTTCAGCAACTAATTGGTTGTTGTCGAAGATCATAATTTCCATAAACTCTGGATTTTTTTGGTTTACAGCATAAGAGAATCTACTGCCGCCTGGCAACGGTTTAGTCTTGGGCATGGTTGCCATTGGCTCAAGTGTATCCTTATCACCAAAGTCACCTTGTGGTATACGGGCTATTTCCATTATGCCAGTGCTACGGCGTAGGTAAAACTCAAAGTTTTCGTCACCAGGATTATGGTTATCGATAAAGTTTTGATAATACTGTTGGGCTTCTCGTGGGCTATTGGCTTCAAATCGATCAATGATGCGTGTAGGATCATTATGATCGTATATTTCCCAACCTTTGCTTAGGCGCTCACGTGCTTGACTCATACGATCGAGTCTACTATCAACTTGTTTACCAGCACGACTCAAATAGCTTTGTAGACGTTCATCACTGATTTCGTTGACCGCCTGTGTTTTTGTCAGCGTATAAGTTGCGCCACCCAGCATATCTTCTCTTGTTAAATCGTAACCGGTACCAGTGATGTAGCGTTGAAGCATTCTATCATATAGTCGAGCTCTACTGCCTGTGGGGTCGTCTTCTTTTTCTGCGCTGAAATTCAACATTGCCGGTTTACGCTTGGCGATAAATTGCCGCATGGCAGTCAGCACAGTGGCAAACACTCGAGGAGCATCGCCCTCTCCGGTTATCTCCATGTTTTCATCACGCTCAAATTCCACCATCCAATTGTTGTCGCCTTGTGCCATGAACAGCACAATTAACTCACTGCCATCATCCAAGTCGGCTGTGGCGTGCCAGTCACCATTTTGTTTGGTCCACTGAATGGCGTAAGGTTGATCGAACGCTTCTGTTACGCCTTGTTTCTTAACTGGCTTCCAGTGGAACACAGTCATGCCCATACTAGGATATTCTTCGTGTGCCCATTTTGCGCCTAGGATGTTCTGTATCACAGGAACAAAATATTTGCGATATAAACTGGTGCGATTGTCTTGTTTACTAGTAAACGATACGGCCGGAGGACGAGCTTTGGCCATGTATTCAGGTAATTTTTGTTTAATAATATTAAGAACGGTGCTCAGTATCCGAACTGTGCTTTTACTGGCAGAAGTGGGTTGGTCAGGCGCATTATAATCGCCGTTGACTGCAAATGTAATATGCAGGGTATCATTGAATTCACTGCGGTCAAAGAACACATCTACCCAGTTACCGTCTACTGTGGCATGAAACAAACTGCGAGATCTTTTGCGATTGGGTTTATATTCAGAGGGTGCATTGCCTAACTCATTTAGTTGAGCAACAGGAACCCAGGCCATGATATCCGACTTGTTTAATAAATTGGCTGCGGCCCAGGCTCTGTGATTGCCATCAATGATCCAACCTTTGGCATCTATCACGATGGGTCTACGATCCACAAAGTTTGCACTGTATTCACCAGCATGTTCGGGATCTACTGTTTGCACTCGATTGTAAGGATCGGCTTTGGGCTCTTGTTCTTCATCGTCGTACTCTTGATCGGGTATGTGTATGCTACTTAACGGAATACGTTTCAACTCGTATTGCGGATAACGCATGATCAAACCCTTTAAGAATCCGCCACCCTTTTGATCGTCGGGGTGTATACCATCTACATAATTCCATACCTGTTCAGCAGATGCAGTTTTAACGGATTCTACAACGAACTCACTGGCTTTCATCGCATAGCAACCTGGTACGATTTAAATTGATCCTGGCGCGACTGTAGGCCTTTTGATGCAGGATTAATTTTTTTAGTTACATCACCAGTATTGCTAAAGTCTTTTATTTTTGGAGCAACACGATTTTGCCAATACCATACTGCCACTTTGGCTGCAACGTCGGGTCTAGCAGCCAGGTCAGGTTGTTGTGCTAGTGGTAGGCCCAATGCGGCACCAGCTCTAGTATAATTGTCACGCCCGGTCAATTGTATAAACCCACGTCCTTTGAAACGTTCACCATCACCTTTGACTTTGTTGCCTAGTATTCGCGCAGTTTTTTTATGTTGTTCGTACTTTTTGGCAAAATAAGCTGGACTACCACGTTCTTCCATGCTGGCAAAGTTTGCACTTTCGTGAGCACATTGTGCCAAGAACTGTGCTAGTTCTGTGCCACGAATTCCACTAGCTGTAGCAACTGCTTTCAATTGCTCCACGGGTGCGGCCTGTTGTGCAGGCGCCTGCACTTGTGTAGTGGGCGCTTTTGCTTGTGCTACCGGCGCAGTCATTTTTGCATTGGCTGTGCCGCCACCCAAGGCCATGGCTCCAGCTAATGCAGCACCACCTAGGGCTGATTTCCACCCTTCTTCTAGGTCTTCTAATTCTTCGGCAGGCCAACTAATAAAACTGTTGCCGTTGATGTCGCCAGCACGGACAACGAATGCACCACCGTTGTCGTAGCCTTCGTCTTGACCAATTTCCCAACCCATAGAGGCCAAGGCACGTTCAGCACGTGGATCTTCATCACCTTGCCACCACTGTGCAGCTAACCGATGTAGTATTTCTTCTTCGTTGGGCTCTCTATCATCACCACCTGCAGGTGCAAATTCGTACAGTCTCATTTAGCAATTCCAGCGACGACGTGCTTTGCAGATAGCTTTGTCTGGAGTTTTAGCGCACGAAATATTGTGCATCTTCATTTGACCACGACTGCGTGAGCAATAACTCTTTCTACGCTTTGACGCTTTACTACCCCGCTTCAACTTGCTGGGTTTAGTAGTCACAGCGGTCTTTAACTTACTCCCAGGATGTTCACGGCGATAAGCATTGACAGCCTTTTGACTCATGCCAGCTGTGCGATCTTGTTTGTTGGCCTTTTGCCAATCTTCCATAACAGGTTGTGTTGCCGCAAACACATACAGCTCGTCATCAGTAAGACTTTCTAAATCTTCCCAGATTGCTTCTGGATCAACACCGTTGCGTTCGGCAAGCATATTGATGTTTGACTCAATAAGGTCAAACTCTTTTAATAGTTCTTTATCAAGCTCATTATTTTCTTTAATCCCAAGTCGATTCATATGATATCGGCGTTCTTCAGGAGACATGCCTCTTACTACTCTTGTGCGAACTTCGGATATTCTATTTGCTAAGTTTATCTGATCATCCATATCATTTAACATTTTTAAGATATTTGTAATATATTCTGGGTTTGCCTGCATCTTAGCACCAATACTATCAATATCTTTTTGTAAATCTTGTCCTATAAACGGTCCTAATTCTAATAACTGATTTCTAATAGCAGCCTGCGGGCCGCGATGTGGCAAATAATTAGCAGGGATATTTACAAAATAACATCCTAACAAAATCATCTTCCAGTCAGATTCAGTTAATCGGTAATCAGATGCTTTTGCTTGCCCCGGAGCACCCATAGCGGCCAAGCCTGCTGTGGCACCAGCACCTTTAAGGAAATCTCTACGACTGATCTCGTCAAGTTCTTCACTTTCGTTGGGCACACAGTTACGCACCTGGCCGCCATTCTTGCCTTTTTTAGTGCCTTCGGCATGTTTGCCTGGCCAGCAACGAGTATAACCATTGGCGTCCTTTTGGCCTTTTCGAATTTCCATGACATTGCCATGTGTTTGGCACATGCCACAGTCTTCACAGACCATTTCCATCTCAACACTTTCGTTGTGCTTCTTTTTACCAGCACAATGAGCACGTTGGCTGAAGCCTTTGGGATGGCTGCAGTTGATACTACTCTTGTATTTTTGGCTCCACTTTTCTGTTATAAATTCGTTAGATCTCATGTTATCACCTTCAAATAGTTCATACAATGTCATTTTTTCTGACCTCTACGCATATTTAGTTGCCACCGAGCCAGCTGTCCTTTACGTCCTTTGGCATGACTGGCTTTTTCTAATTGGGCCATAGTAGCACCTTTAGGAATACCGTGTCGCTGACTGTCTCCCGGACGGCCTGGACCTTTACCGTCGGCAAAGTTTTCGTTCAATCCAAATCCATCCCGGACAGCGGTCATTAGCTCGCTCACACTGGCTTCAGTAGTTGGCAGTGTATCTTGTTCGCCAATGTGCGGGTCGCCTTCTTCTACAGTGCCTAAAGCATAGGTGAACATGCTGTCGCCCTCATTGTCAACAATAACAATATAGTATTCATCAGCTACTGCGCCACGGGTGCTGAACATAAAAGAGCCATCGTCCTGACGTTGGCCTTTCCAACCCATGGCTTTCATTGCGCTGTTAATTTTGTTAACAGCTTCGGGCCAAGGTAGCATGTTTCCCAATGATGCTTCTGGCACGTATTGCTTAAATTCTTTTACAAGTTTTTTATATGTGTAAGCAAGTGGGTCTTCTTTTTTCTTGTCGGTATCTACTTTAATTGTTGAGGTTGCGGGTTTGACCAATGGTTGTGGTTTTAGTTTAGGAGGTGTTGTAGGTAAACGGACGCCTGCACTGCTGACAGGATCTATAGATTCAATCATTACTGGCAAAACTTCGATTTGTACCAAATCTGTATCCGGAGCATTGCTTCTTATCCAATCCAAGGCAATGCCATTGGCATCTGATTGCACGTTACCTGCACCGCTGAATCTATATAATTCTTGTCCAGTGTCAACATTTACCACTCGCCACTGTCCTGAAAACTGATTGCCAAAGTTTTGTGCTACATCAGGTTCTATGTCCTGAATAGGATCAGTTAATCTAGCCTGTAAGTCTGCGCTGTCTTGACGATCGTCACGACTCTGAGGTTTTTGTTGTTCAGGTTCAGCAATACGTTTGGCCAACTTGGCACGTGGTGTAAGTGTTTTAGGATCCACATATGGGCGAACATTAAAGCCTATGCCTTGGTTGGCATACTTGTCAAATACTTGATTGGCGGCTGCATCTCGGTTTGCACCTTGCACTATTTCAAGAGTTGCGCCAGTCTTGACATCATACACTTCCCACTGTTGATTGTCACTCATGTTGACCAACTGATATTCACCCGAGTCTAAGGCTTCACGACCGTATTTCATCCATACTCTATTTTTAACTTCGTCTTCTTGGAAGCCACGGTATTCAGCACCTGGTACTGCGGTCCAGACGCCGTTGACCTTTTGATACAACTTGAAATACTGATTAATTTTCTTTTCATTGCCAATGGTCTTTTCAGCCCATTTTTTCTTGAGTTGTTCTGCTGTAAGCTCACCTGCGGCATACTGACTAAACAAGGCCAATTGGCTGTCGCCTTCAGGAGCAACCAGCTTGTATAACTTTTTAGCAAACTCTCTGCGTTCGGCACTGGGATCGGCTGCTATCTGCATAGCACGGGCATAACGCAACATAGTGCTGGATAATTTTTCAGGATCGGCTGATTCTTCGGCTAACCAATCACCTCCGGCACTGCGGAATTCTATGTAGCCATTTTGTATATGAGCACTGGTATACTTGCCCTGTCCTACACCTTTTTGTATTTCACGCTGTGCTAATTCAAGTAAGCCGTGTTGCATCAGCTTCATAGCACCTGCTGGGTCTGAACGACCTGATTTGAGATTTTCACGAAAGCCCTTCATGGCTGACTTGGTGTAGGTGTTGGCTTCACGACCAAATTGTTGTAGAACATATTCGTCACCTAGGAACAAGATCAGTTTCAAGTAGTCAACATCGCCACCTCGGTAAGGCACGCTCACACCCATGTGCAGGCCGGTGGTGCTGTTGGTATAAGCATTACCCTCACTGGAGTTGGCCCAGTCGGTAACTTGTTGTAATTTTTCCAGGGCCACTAACAGGGGCATTGGCGGGCTTACTATTTCTAAACCCATATCTTCACGGTCATCTGGGTCCAAACTTGAGTCTGGCTCTACAATCCATAGGCCTTCTTTGCGTGTGGTGCTGTGATAATTACTACTTACTTTGACTGGCATGTCCACAACACTTTGTAAACTGTTGCCAATGTCGTCCCAATCACGTCCGCCATCATTGCCACCACCACCAGTCATGTAGGGCCAGTCTAGGCTATACTCACTGGCCACATCACTCATCCAGCGTAGGCCTGCATCATCAAAGAATCCTGAATCGTCATCAATTTGATAATTGTCGCGGAAATCATTCAGTGCGGCATCCCAGTTTGCACCTTCTTTTCTTACTTCGTCGGCTACTAGATCATCCAACAGTCCTTCGGCTTCGCTTTGTGCATTTAAGTATTTTTCATACAGGGGATTTTCTTTTGCGTATGTTTGCTGTTCGCTTGATCGGGTAAATTTAGGAGCCTGTTCTCCAGCTTTGATGATCTCATTTATTTCGTCATCTGACAGGTCCAACAAGGCCAACTGTTTTTGTATCTCGCTGTCCTCATCCCAATCGCCTTCGTCAACCAGCACTTTGCGAATCAAATCTTCGGCTTCGTCTCTGAATTCTCGAATCATTTGTTCGTCGTACCACTCGTAATAGGCTTCATCCAACTGTTCTTGTAAACGTGCTTCTTGTCTGGAACTTAGGCCACCATACTCGCCGTTATTAAAAAACTCTATAATTTGACTGATACTGCGGACACGCTCGTCGGCATCGTAGTCGGGTTCCATTTCATAGTCGCTGTCACCATTGTTAGTGGTGTCACGAAAGATCAATTCCGCTTCAAAACCAGCACGTATGCCTTCAGCTTCGGGACTAGTGGCCCATTTCATCAGGGCCGATGGTGACATTTTAACTTCGTCTAACTGTTCACTTTCGGCCAAGGCAAACAGTTTCTTTTCTGCTACTTGCTTGTTAAACATTGTATAACTACGCAAGAATTCTTTTTCTTGACGTGTAAGTTCGCGTCCTTGTTTTACTTTGGCCAATAAAAATTTATAATAATCTGCTTCGTCACGATTCTTGGATACCGGTGCTTGAATATTTTCTTTAAACTGCGCCAGCTCTAATGCTAATTTTTCAAACAGGCCATTGGCCTTGGCAATTTGCGGAACGCCTTGTTTGTTTGTTTTGAGATTTAATTTGTTGGCTTCTTTGCCAATTTGCCCAGGCTTGATGTCCACTGTGAGTGCCATACTATAACGTGGGTCTTTGGCCTGTGCCTTGGTAGGAATGTAGCCCGATGCACCTTCGTTGGTTGGCCCAGACGGCTTTTGCTGATTTTGTTTTTGTAGTTGATATAGCCGACTTTGATTTTGTGCGTTGACTTCACCGCGCTGAGCACGGATAAAATTGTTTAGTTCTTGAGCAACATCGGCTTGTATCACTGTGTT